ATGATTCCTAAAATCATACATCTCTGTTGGTTAAGTGGTGATCCATATCCACGGAAAATACAAGACTGCCTTGATAGCTGGAAAAAACACCTTCCTAGCTACGAGATCATTTTATGGGACACGAAACGTTTTAACATCCACGAAGTCCCATGGGTAGAGCAAGCGTTCAACACCAAGAAATATGCGTTCGCCGCCGATTACATCCGGTTGTACGCTCTTTACCACCATGGAGGAATCTACTTAGACTCAGACGTGGAGATACTGAAGAGCCTCGATAACTTTCTTGAGCTGCCCTATTTCGTCGGGGCGGAAACTTCCGGTACGATTGAGGCGGCCATATTAGGAGCCGAAAAAGGTTGTGACTGGATCAAATGCTGCTTGGATTATTATGAAGGACGAAATTTCATACGTGAAGACGGAAGTTATGATATCCGTATGCTACCGGAGATCCTGAACGAGACCATACTCCGTCTAAAGCCCGTCATAAACATGCCCAGCGGTAGCAATATCGACGATCTGAAGAAAAAAGACCTAGGAGAGGCTGTCTATGTCTTGCCCAAGGAATACTTCTCGCCTAAGGTATTCGATTCGAGAGAGGTATTCCTCACCCCTGAGACCCATGCGATTCATCATTACCAAAACTCATGGTTTTCGCATAAGGCTTTCGCCTACTACCGTACACGGACATTATTCATCAAGATATTCGGATACAAGGCCGTAAGGTCTTTGGAGAAGATGCTATTAAAACGATAATTATCATGAAATGGGCAAAAAAATACATATCCATATACAATCAACCCCTAGACAACGTCCAGGAGGGGATCATTCAAGAAATCAAGCAAAAACTAGCGAAGGTACAAAGCGACGAGCCCGTGGTTACCGTATCCGTCATAGCTTACAATGAGGAGAGGCATTTATTGCCTTGCCTATGGGCGCTGAGTGAGATGAGATGCGAATATCCCGTGGAGATCATCGGCGTAAACAATGATTCATCCGATAGGACCGGTGAGATATTCCGTCTCGTAGGCCTCCCGCATTATTTGGAAAAACGACATAGTTGTGGATATGCCCGCCAATGCGGACTAGACCACGCACGAGGCAGGTACCATATCAATATCGACGCAGATACCATGTACCCTCCCCTATACGTCCAGATCCTAGTAGATCATTTGCGGATTCCGGGAAACGTAGCCTGCTGCTCCTCATGGAGCTATATCCCGGATGAGCGACACTCAAGGCTCGACCTGTTCTTCTACGAGTTGTCACGGGATATCTATCTATACTTTCTATCATTCAAGCGCCCGGAACTAAGCGTAAGAGGGCTCGTTTTCGCCTATCATACAGAGCCGGCCCGGAGAATCGGGATTCGGGTAGATATAAAAAGAGGAGAAGACGGTACATTAGCCATGCATCTAAGAGAAGTAGGTAAGATCGTATTCATTCACGATCGCAAGGCGAGGGCCGTCACAGGGTACGGAACGGTGGGTCAAGACGGCTCCTTGCTCAATAGCCTAAAAGTAAGGGTATACAAAGCGTTAAGGAACATACACCAGCTTTTCACCAAACAAGAAAAGTATCAAGACGAGGAATCTAATTTAATTAAATAAGTAACATTATCATATAATAAGAGACGGGATATACCCCGTCTCTATAACAAACATAATTTTTTAAAGATAATAAATTCATTTTTAAGCAAAAGATTACCCACCCCAATCTAGTCATAATAAACAATCAAATTAATCATTTAAACCTACATTAGAAAAAATTATACCATGTTATAAAACAAAATAATTAACCAATAATAATGCTTGCATAAACCAAAACATAACCTTACCTTTGTAAAGAAAGTAGGAAATACAAATAAGTTGATTTAATGAGATACAAAATAAATAATTATTAATTCAAAAAAAGAAGGAAACGTTTCGTTTTCTATTCTTTTATTTTTATTATAAATACCTATTTATATCTTATATAGTGCGAAATGACGTTAAAAAGGGCATTCGAAAAATAGATACCTATTCAAGACAAACCACTATTTAACAGATTGTTAATCCTTAAACCCCCCATTCGATCGGGGGTTCGAAACTAGGTTCGATTCTTTATTTTCACCATTCAAAACAATACAAAGTACAATGAAACAGACAGTTAGCGTCAAAGAGTTAAAAAGTGGAGGTTACACACGTTTTCCGAGGTTATTTATCGACCTATTACTGCAAGATTACTATCCGAAGAACAAGACACGCCTTAAGATCGGCGTGTTCATATACATTTTCGGTAAACTAGCCAACAAGCCTTACAACTATCGATACGCTGGCGGCAAGCGGGTATCTATCTACGAGGGGCAGTGCATCATCCATATCACGACCATGGCCAGGGCATTGGGATGTTCCTTATACGCGGCGAGGAAAGCGCTGAACGAGCTGGCCGAGGAAAACATGATCCATAAGATCAAGGCAGGAAACGGCCTCGCCGTCAAGGTACCCTTCTACAAGTCCCTCTTCATCAAGGAGGAGAAGATACAGAAAGATAACGACAAACAAGAACAGGAGTAAAGCATGGCAAACACGAGCAAAAACAAGAGCGACCGCCCGGCGACACTGCCCGACGGCCTCGCCCTCCCGCAGGAGCAGGAGATCGAGAAAGCGATCTTATCGGGGCTTATGGCCTCCCACCGGCATATGCCCACGCTGGCGGCGCAACTGCTGCCGGAGATGTTCACGCTACCGCAAGTGGCGATGGCCTTCGAGGCGTACCTGAACATCTACAACCGGGGGGAGAGCGCCGACGCTCTCTCCGTGGAGAAGGAGCTGCGGAGGATAGCGCCCGATAAGGAGACGCTGGCCACCGACCTGTACCAGCTGGCGCTGGGCGGACGGTATCTGGAAACCGGCGACGAGTACATGCCTACCCACGCACGCCACCTGCGGGAGGCCTACGTAGCGAGGCAGTTCATGCTGAGCTGCTACGACTCGGCCTTGAAAGCCTCACGGCCGGATCGTGACACGGAGGCCTTGCTGAAGGAGATGGACTCGCACGTGGGCCGGCTGATGGAACGGCTCTCGCACGCCACGAACAGCGTAGGCATGAAGGAAGCCACCCTGCTGGCCAAGGAGCGCATGCTGGAGATACAACGCAGGGTGACGGAAGGACGCACGCCGGGCATACATACCGGCCTGGAGGGATTGGACCGGATGACGGGCGGCATGATGCCGGGCACGCTCAACGTGATCGCCGCACGCCCCCGGGTAGGCAAGACGGCCTTCGCCCTCTTCATGGCGCTGAACGCAGCGAGGAACGGGCACCCGGTCTGCCTCTACAGCCTAGAGATGTCGAAGGAGCAGCTGGTGTTCAGGCTGCTGGGATGCATAGCGGACATAGAGCCCTCCAAGATCCTGAAAGGGACCCTCTCCGCCCCCGAGATGAAGAGGATACAAAGGGCCTCCGACGAGCTGGAGCGACTGCCGATATGGATCGACGAGCGCACGGACCTGAGCGTGGCCGACCTGCGTTACCAGATCTCGCTCCGGCGGAAGCAGGGGCGGTGCGAGATGGTGATCGTGGACTACCTCCAACTGATGCTCTCGCCTTCCGAGGACCGCAAGAGCACGAACGACCAGATATCGGCCATCACCCGGCAGCTAAAGCTGATCGCCAAGGAGAACGACATCCCCGTCGTGCTGCTGAGCCAGCTGAACCGGAATTGCGAGGCGAGACCCACGCTGAAGAACATGCTGTCCGACCTGCGTGACTCCGGCTCCATCGAGCAAGACGCCGATACGGTATTCTTCCTCCGCCGCCTCTCCGTGATGAACATCGACGAGGACCCGGAGACCCGTCTCTCCACCGAGGGCCGGGGTACCCTCTCGATCGCCAAGAACCGGCACGGGGAGTCCGGGGAGGTGCGTTTCTGCCACAACAAGGGGGTAACCCGGTTCACCGATGACCGCACGCCGGTGCCGAACGACCGCAGACCGGCGAAAGCAGAACTGGATAAAGACCTGTTCGGATGATCACGCATGACACTTTACTGCGGGTACGGGAAACCGCCCGCATCGACGAGGTAGCGGCCGGGTACCTCACACTACGGCGTTCCGGCAAGGGTCTCGTGGCGCTCTGCCCTTTCCACGACGAGCGTCACCCCTCGTTCCGGATCAGCCCGGCGCTCAATATCGGAAAATGCTTCAGTTGCGGCGAGGCAGCGGACCCCATACGCCTCGTGCGCCACATGGAGGGATGCGGCTTCGAGGAGGCCGTGCGGCTGCTGGCCCGCAAGTATGGCATCGAGGTGGAGGAGGAACGGGGCACGGAGGAGGCCGGACGGCACGAGGCACGACAGGCGATCTTACGCGGCAACGAGGACTTCGCCCGCTCCCTCCTTCCCTACGATCCCGCCGAGGGGATAACTGGTAAGGACGAGAACGGCGAAGAAGACCGCAGGGCGCTCCGTGAAGCCTTTTCCCACTTCGGGGTAGGTATCTGCCCGCCCGACGCCCCCGAGGGCTTCAGGCGCTTCCGGAGGCGGCTTGTCTTCCCGGTAAGGACCACCGGGGGACAGATAGCGGGCTTCGCCGGGCGGTACCGGGGAACGGAGGGGGCGGGAACAGCCAAATACGTCAACTCCGACAACAGCGAGGCGTACAACAAGGGACGTATCCTCTACGGCCTGTACGAGGCGGTGAGGGCCGTCCGCACCGAGGGCGACGTGCTGCTGTGCGAGGGTTACAAGGACGTGATCGCCTTCCACGCCGCCGGTATCCGTCACGCCGCCGGGCTTTGCGGCACGGCGCTCACCGAGGATCACGTGCGGATGATACGGAGGCTGACGGGGCACGTCACGCTCGCCCTCGACCCGGACCCGGCGGGACAGGCCGCCACCCTCCGCTCCGCCCGTCTCTTGCTGGCACAGGGATGCGAGGTGGGCCTCCTTCCCCTGCCCGGTGGCATGGACCCGGACGAGATGTTCCGCCGGCAAGGGGCCGAGGCGCTGCGCAGGCTCGTGCGGACAGAGGCGGTGGATTACCTGAGCCACCGCATCCGGAAGGCGGCGGGGCGGAAAGGCGGACCCGACGCCGGGGGGATACGGGAGGTGCTCGGGGAGATCCGTCTCGTAGGCTCTCCGCTGGCCGTGTACCAGCGGGTGGAGGAACTCTCCAAGGCTACGGGTATCCCCCTCGACGTATTGCGTGAGGAGTTGTCCGCCTCTCCCGGCGAGCCTGTCCGGACAGGGCCGGCGGAAGTAGTGACGGGCCTCCCTCCCGCACGCCTCCGGGAAAGGGCCTTGCTGCGTTTCTGCCTCGCCAACCACGACCGGATGTTCTACGCCGGGGATGGTAGCGGTATCTCCCTCCCGGCATGGGTCGCCTCCGAGTTGTCCGCCGGCGGGATGCCCCTGACGGAACCCGCCCATCTCGACCTGCTGGCTCTCCTCTCGGGAAGCGGCCATCCGGACGGGATCACGGACGAGTCTCTCTCCGCCCTCATCCTCTCCCTCCGTTCCTCCTACCCGGAGGAGGGACCGCCGGAAAGGCTCCCCGACGAACTTTTGCCCGACGAGGCCGAACGCCAGCTCTTCCTCTACGCCGAGCCTTTCATACACGACCGGCTACAACGCACGGCCGCACACCTCCGCTCCGCTACCTCGACCGATGAGCGGGCGACATGCCTGAAGGAACTGAGGGATTGTTTCGCCTTGAGCGACCGGATCGGGAGGGCGCTGGGAAGCCAGAGCGTGAGGCGGGTGGAGGGCTGACCCGCCAACCATCAGCCGCCCACAAAAAAACACTACTGTGCTTGGCACCGAACACTATTGTGTCGGGAGGCCAACACAGTAGTATCCGAAGCCAAACACAGTAGTGTTCGGACCGGAAACACGATAGTCCTTTTATTTCATGCTATCCAACCAACGCTTGCCGGATGGCGTGTACGACCAAATAACCAAGCCTACGGAAATGAAGGCTAAAGTTCCCCAGATAAATAATCCCGCATTCATAATTATCTCATTTTAAGATTCTATTACCAAACCAGACCAATGCCAGCGAAACAGCGACTCCGAAAACGACCATCCCTATTACCGTAGCATTGAACTCATACCCTTGGAAGAAGGTCAACGCCCCTCCCAGCACCAACGCCGTGAACGTCAGTTTTGACAAATCATAAAAATATTTGCCCAACGTCTCACGCTGGCACTTCGCCCGTTCACGGGACTCACCTCTCACGTCTCGCCGCTTGTCTTTCTCTTTCATACCGTAAATTTTTCATGTCAATCGAATTTTGATAAGGCAAATATACGGTTATTTTTCTTGACAAACAAGCATTATCCCCCCTAAATCCAACTCTTTACCCCCATTCACCCGACCTCGCCCCCCTTCGTCCCCGTTAACCGGAATCCCACCGGCGGCATGTCGTACCTTTACAACGTAATCAAAAAAACACCAGACATTATGCCGATCAAGTACCGATTAGTCTTACGAAAAGACATGACCAAGGGAGCCGCCGCCGACTCCAAGTTGTATTACGCCGTGAACAAGTCCACCGGCACCTGCGATTTCGAGGAGCTGTGCGACCAGATCGCCGACCGCAGCACCGCCTCCCGGGGCGACGTGCACGTCGTGGTAGACGGCCTCCTCTACATCCTCAAGCAACGCCTCCAGAAAGGGGAGACCGTCCAGCTAGGCGATCTCGGCCACTTCCAAGCCGTGATCGGCAGCAAGGGCACCAAGCTGGAGTCCGACTTCAACGCCTCCCTTATCAAACGTCCTCGGATCGTCTTCCGTCCGAGCGTGACGCTAAAGAGCGTCACCAGCCTCGTCAAGTTCGAGAAGATCGTGCCCGACGCACCCGCCCCGGGAGGAAGCGACAGCGAATCCCCCGACGAAATCTAAATCAGGGCTCCCCTAGGTGCGACACGATGCACTCCCGCTGGCGGGGCGATAAGATCCGTTGGCGGGGATGCCATCCGCACTCCTCCAGCCGCTCCATCAACTTCCCGCTGACACGTATCCACCGGGACAGCTTATCCGAGGCTTTCTTCTTCGACAATAAGGGAAAATAACTCATCGCTATATCACAAAAATAATAGGCGCCGACACCGGTCTCCCGCTTTTCCATACTGATGCTGTTTATTTATTAACTTATTCAAAGATAGTAATTTAATATTAATTTTCCAAGAAAAATCAAACCATAATTCATCGTATATATCATGAAACAAGCCTATATCTCCACCCACCTTGCCGACGCCCAGTCCGCCGGCGCCCGCTTCCACCTAAACCCCATCATCCTCCTTGCCCAAGCCGCCCTAGAAAGCGGCTGGGGCACCTCCCGCCTAGCCCGTGAGGCCAACAACCATTTCGGCATCACCGGCTACGGGGCGAGCAACGCCTTCTGGCACGGGGGCCGTGTCATCGCCCGATACAAGCGGGGCGAGCTGCTGTTCCGCCGCTACGACTCGGCACGCAACTCCTACCTCGACTTCGCCCGCCTCCTCGTCTGCTCCTACCCGCAGGCCGCCGCCATGAGCCGTTTCCCCGCCGACTACGCCAAGGCCATCGCCTACAGCCCCTACATCAGCGAGCTGAACGGCGACAACCGGGAGCGCTACCGGGAGACGCTGGTACAGCTCTGCCACGAGATCGAACCGATTTACTCATCCCTAAAAAACAACAATTGATATGAATAAGATACGACAAATACTTGCCTTCGTCCGCAGCCTGCTGGATTTCTTGCTAAACCTAGGATCTCACACGCCCCAAAAACAACCGCCCCATGACACGACCGACACTCCCACGGAGCCCACGCCCCCCTTTCCCCCACTTCCGCCTGCTCGCCTTGGCCAGCCTCTTCCTGCTGGCGGCACTCTCCCTCCTGCTAGACATGCGGGAGGCAGCGCTGGCGGCTATCGGGGCGATACTCTCGCTCTCGTCCACCCCTCGCCCGGCCCCTTGAACCTGCTGGGCTGGGGGCTGATACTCTCGGCGGCGCTGAGCTCGCTGGGAAAGATATGGCCTCCTTAGGTGAGAAAAAAACGGCAGAATCAAACTCTTATTGAAAATTATAAGTACTTTTGTAAAAAAAAGCGAATGCACTTGTTAATCTACATAGATATCGCCCTATTCATTTTCATCGCCTTTTTCATAGGCTATGACCTATTTTTTACGTTGGCGTCCTTTTTTCGGAGGAGGCACCGGAAACACCGGAGCATACGGCTCCAGAAGTTCGCCGTCATCTTCGCCGCCTATAAGGAAGACCAAGTCATACAGGAATCCGTGGAGCGCATCCTCCTGCAAGACTATCCGGCGGACAAATACCGGGTGATCGTGGTATCGGACCATATGCGGGAGGAGACGAACCAAGCGCTCGCCAAGCTCCCGATCGAGCTCCTCACGCCGGATTTCGAGCATAGCATGAAACATAAGTCCATCACCTACGCCTTGGAATACCTAAAAGAGGGAATCGATAAAGTCGTCATCCTCGATGCCGACAACCTCACGGATACGGATTTCCTGACCCGGATCAACGATATCACGCAAGACAACATCGCCCTGCAAGCGCACCGTACCCTCAAGAACGACAATACGCCGATAGCGGTATGGGACGGTATCTCCGAGGAGATCAACAACACCATCTTCCGCAAGGGGCGGGTCAATGTCGGGATCTCCTCCTCCTTGATAGGCTCCGGCATGGTATTCGACTTCGGATGGCTGAAATCCCACATGCCCCAATGCGGCACTTTCGCCGAGGACAAGGAGCTGGAGATCTATCTCGCCACGGAAAATATCTTTGTCGATTACGCCGAGGACATCCTCGTGTACGACGAGAAGACCTCACGCCAAGAGGTCATGGCACGGCAAAGATCCCGCTGGTTCCACGCCCAACTGCTGGCATTCTCTTTGATCATACGGCATCTTGACCTCCGTACCCTCAACTGGAATTATATAGACAAGGCGGTCCAATGGTTCCCGCTCCCAAGAATATTAAAACTGATCATCCCACTCATCCTCGCCTTGGCATGGAGTCTCACGGCTTTCCCGCTTGCCCTGAAATGGTATGGACTGATATTAATCAGCATCTTGACATATACGCTGGCCATTCCCCGCAAGATGCATACACGGAAACTTTACAGGAATCTGTCGAGGCTCCCTTTTCTCTTTTGCGTCTTGATAAAAGGATATATAGCCTCCTTGCGCCGGGTGAAGGAGAAGGACACCAGCTTCCAGAGTACTCCTCATGACATAACGATAAAAAATAAAGAAAATAATGGCTAAAAAAGTATCCATCATCACCATCAATTACAATGGGAAGGATGATACCGTAGACCTAATCGAGTCGTTCGGTCGGTACGAAACCTATCCTTATGAGATTATCATCATCGATAATGGCTCGAAAAATTACGGCGAACACCATGTACTCAGTAAATATAGCCCCAAGCCAATAGTGATTCGCAGCGACAAGAACCTCGGGTTCGCCGGCGGGAACAACCTAGGGATTCCATACGCCGACGGTGATTATATCCTGTTTCTCAACAACGACACGATCATCAACCAACCGATACTAGAGAACCTAGCAAGGGCTCTCGACAACAATCCGCAAATAGGATGTGTCTCCCCCAAGATAGCGTGCTGGCCTGAGAAGAAGCAGCTACAGTACTCAGGCTCCACCCCGATGAGCCCGGTTACCCTCCGCAACGAGAATATCGGATTCGGTCAAACCGACACGGGACAATTCAATAAATCCCGCTATACGGCATTCGCCCACGGCGCGGCCATGATGATCCGGACCACGGATATCAAGAAGTTCGGGATGATGCCGGAATTTTATTTCCTTTACTACGAGGAGCTGGACTGGTGCGTGCAAATAAGGCGGGCCGGGCTGAAAATCTGGTACGAGGCTACCTCCACCGTCTATCATAAGGAGAGCATGAGCGTAGGGAAACAAAGTCCGCTTCAGGTCTATTATCATACCCGCAACCGCCTTTTATTCGCCAAACGATCGATCGATAAAAGGGATGAAAGGATTTACGCATACATCTACCAAACCCTAGTGGCTTTCCCGAAACGCCTCTCGATCTATCTCGTAAAAGGGAAATTCCGGCTGATCGGGGCGCTAGGCAAGGGATTAATAAACGGATTAATCGCAATCAACAAGGATATGAATTATGGAAAAGAGCTGTCAAGTCATTGAGATCCTCTTCTGGATCGGGATCGGGATCGTTTTCTATACCTATCTGGGGTATGGGATCGTATTATACCTTATGGTCAAGATCAAGGAGCTGTTCGTAAAACCCCGGTCCCCCCGCCTTCCAGAGCCGCTGCCGGAGGCCACGTTGCTGATAGCCGCCTACAACGAGGAGGCGATCGTGGCGAGCAAGATGGTGAATTGCAGACAACTGGATTATCCGGCGGATAAGCTGAGACTGGTCTGGATCACCGATGGAAGCAATGACAACACGAATGAGAGATTAAAAGAGTACCCGGAGGTCACCGTGCTGTACCAACCACGGCGACAAGGCAAGACAGCCGCCTTGAACCGGGCCATCCCCTACGTGAAGACCCCCTACGTGATCTTCACCGACGCCAACACGATGCTGAACAAGGGAGCCATCAAGGAGATCATACGCCAGTTCAGCGACCCGCGGGTAGGCTGCGTGGCCGGAGAGAAACGGGTAGAGATACAAGCCGAGCAAGGAGCCACCGCCGGAGAAGGCATATACTGGAAATACGAGTCCGCCCTCAAGCGACTGGACTACCGGTTATACTCCACCGTCGGAGCGGCAGGCGAGCTCTTCGCCATCCGTACCTCCCTCTTCGAGCAGATGCCCCCGGATACCCTGCTGGACGATTTCATCCTCTCCCTGCGCATAGCGATGAGAGGCTACAAGATCGCCTACAGCAAAGAGGCGTACGCCCTCGAGAGCGCCTCCCTGAACATGCGGGAGGAGGAGAAACGTAAAGTACGCATATCGGCCGGAGGATTGCAATCGGTATGGCGGCTACGGGGATTATTGAATATCTTCCGGTACGGGATACTGAGCTTCCAATACATCAGCCACCGGGTACTGCGCTGGACGCTGACGCCGGTCGTGCTCTTCGCCCTCCTGCCCCTCAACCTTCTCCTAGCCTGTACCGGGCATACCCTTTACACGGTCATCCTTGCCCTGCAATTAGCGTTTTACCTGCTGGGATACTTGGGGTATAAAATGGAAAAACGGAACATCCGGAACAAGCTATTATTCATTCCTTATTACTTTTTATTCATGAATATCAATGTCATACGAGGGTATAGCTATCTCGCTAAGCATAAAGGCACAGGCGCTTGGGAAAAAGCCAAACGAGGCGCGGGATAAAAAAATAAAAAAATAGATGGATAAATAGTCGTTATATGTCGACTTTAATTAATACTTTTGCGCTATTGATACTATTTGAATATCAAGAAAACTAGAACACAATTTAGATACAATGGATAAATTGGCCTCAGAGTATAAAGTTCTTATCGTAGATGATGTCCCTACAAACGTCATGCTAGTACAAGCCATACTGAAGAAAGAGGGATATACGCTTTTGACTTGCGACAGCGGGACAAAAGCACTACGCATAGCTAACGAGAAACACCCAAATCTGATATTACTCGATATCATGATGCCTGAGATGGACGGATATGAGGTCCTCCAGCATCTGAAAAGCAATCCCGAGACTACGGATATACCCGTGATTATCATGTCCGCCCTAAGCGATATGCAAAGCATCGTGAAAGGTTACCAATTGGGCGCCACCGAATACGTCACAAAGCCTTTCCAACGTGAGGAGCTGGTGAAGAGGGTGGCCCACCGCTACGAGCTTTACAGCATCAAGCGCATCAAGGCCGAGCTGGAGAACACGATCGAGTCTAGGGATACGCTATACTCCGTTATCGCCCATGACCTGCGTTCCCCGCTAGGCTCGTTGAAAATGATGAATAACGCCATCTTGATGATGGTGGACAAGGAGCGGGTAGGCGACGAGGTGTACGAGATGATCCAGATGATGAACAAGACCTCCGAGGAGATCTTCCTCTTGCTGGACAACCTGCTGAAATGGGCCAAGAACCGCTTGAACAAGCAGCACGTATATAAGCAACAGACCGACATAAACAGTATCATCGACAGTACCGCCGAGATGTATGTCCCGATGGCGGCGCAAAAAGGCGTGAAGATTATCCTAGAAAATCTGGATAAAGAGCTGGTAGGCTTGGTCGATATCGATATGCTCAAGACGATTATCCGTAACCTGATCTCTAACGCCATGAAGTTTAGTTTCGAGGGGGGCACGATCACCTTATCCTCACGCTCCGAGGGGGATTTCGTAACCGTTAGCGTGAAAGATACCGGCAAGGGCATCAAGAAAGAGGATCAAGACAAGCTCTTGAAACAAGACTCGCATTTCACGACCTACGGGACGAAGAACGAGAAAGGCTCCGGTCTGGGATTGATGCTTTGCAAGGACTTCGTGGAGCTTCATGGAGGAAAGCTTTGGTTCGAGTCCGAGGGCGAGGGCAAAGGAACGACCTTCCTGTTCTCGATGAAGGCGCTGAACCAAGAGGCATAGCCGATCGACGTACCGCCTGTCTCTACCGATCGTAGACAAGTGTCGTACAAACAAACTAAATATTTCGTATATTTGCATCCCGGATTAATATCCGGGATTTTTTTGTGTGCCGAGGTGACATTAGGTACATTATTATTTATCGTATAAACATTATTATCGTATGTATACCGTAATTAAACGTATGGAGATCTCCGCTTCCCATAGCTTGAGATTGTCCTACCCCAGCAAATGTGAGAATCTACATGGTCACAATTGGATGATCACGGTTTATTGCCGCTCCAAGGAATTAAACGCCGATGGCATGGTGGTCGATTTCAGTCATATCAAGAGATCGGTGAAATCCCTGTTGGACCACCAGAACTTAAACGATATCTTGCCTTTCAACCCGACGGCGGAGAACATAGCCTTTTGGGTATACGAGCAGATCCCATCTTGTTTCAAGGTAGAGGTAAAAGAGTCTGAGGGTAACACGGCGATCTATGAGGAAGATTAACGAAATATTCTACAGCTTGCAAGGCGAGGGGTTCCATACGGGGACTCCCGCCGTATTCGTCCGCTTCTCCGGTTGCAACCTGAGATGTAGCTTCTGCGACACCCGCCACGAGGAGGGCGTAATGATGACGGACGAGGAGATCGTGGAGAAGGTATCTTCCTTTCCCGCACGGATAGTGATCCTGACGGGAGGAGAACCTAGTCTGTGGATCGACAAGGCGCTTATATCCCGCTTACGTGAGGCGGGGAAACAGATCTGTATCGAGACGAACGGCACACGCCCCTTGCCCGACGGCATCGACTGGGTGACTTGCTCGCCCAAGGAGAACGCCCCGGTGGTATTGGAAAGGATCGACGAGATAAAGGTGGTTTATACCGGGCAAGACCTGTCCGCATACGCCGAAATCCCCGCACGGTACCATTTCCTGCAACCCTGCTCCTGCCAAAATACGAAAGAGGTAGTGGATTACATCCTCCGGCATCCCCGGTGGAGGCTAAGCCTGCAAACCCATAAACTGATCGATATCCAATAGATAGGGTGAGACGGGGTATCTCCCCCGTCTCTACTACTATAGATAACGGACTTCTTTACCTCTCACGGCGTCATTCACCACTCCATCGCCATAGGCCAACTCGCCATTCACGAAAGTCTTCCATACGCCATGGTGGAACGTATAGCCCTCGAAAGGAGACCAACCGCATTTGTACAAGATATTCTCCTTCGATACCGTCCAAGTCCTCTCCGGATCGATCAATACGATATCGGCGTAGTATCCGGGACGGATGTATCCCCTCCTATCGATACGGAACAGCTCCGCCGGCATATGCGCCATCTTCTCGACCACCTTCTCGTACGTGAAACGGCCTTCCATCGCCAGCTCCAACATCGTGATCAAGGAGTGCTGGATAAGCGGTCCTCCGGAAGCCGCCTTCAAGCAAGAGCCTTGCTTCTCCTCCGGTAGATGCGGGGCATGGTCGGTAGCCACGATATCGATCGTATTGTTATTGACCGCCTCACGCAGCGCCGTGCGATCCTCGATCGTCTTGATAGAAGGATTCCACTTGATACGATTACCGAATTGGGCGTAGTCGCCGTCATGAAACCACAGATGGTGCACGCAGACCTCGCCGGTTATCTTTTTCTCGCTCAAGGGAAGATGGTTACTGAGCAACGATAATTCCTTCTCCGTGGAGAGATGCAGGATATGCAAACGGGAATCCAAGCGGGTAGCCAGTTCAACCGCCTCGGCCGAGCATTGGTAGCAGGCCTCCTCGCTACGGATCTTACTATGGAAAGAGATATCCAGATCCTCGCCATGCAGGTTCGTGTAATACTGGATATTACGCCGGATCACCTCCTCTTTCTCCGCGTGGATGGCGATCAGCATACCGGCCTCGCCGAAGATACGCTCCAACGAGTCTTTCTTGTCCACCAGCATATTTCCCGTAGACGAGCCGAGGAAGAGTTTCAGTCCCGGCACACGGCTACGATCCAGCCTGCGGATCTCGTCCATATTATCGTTTGTCCCACCGAAGAAGAAGGAGTAATTCGCACGGGAGACCTCGGCGGCACGGTTGAATTTCCATTCCAGATCGGCGATCGTCGTGGTCTGTGGCTTCGTGTTCGGCATGTCCATGAAGGTCGTCACGCCACCGGCCACGGCCGCACGGCTCTCGGTCCCGATATCCCCCTTATGGGTAAGCCCGGGGTCCCGGAAATGCACCTGATCATCGATGACGCCCGGTATCAACCATTTCCCCGTAGCGTCGATCACTTGGTTCGCCTCGGCACGCACGTTCCCGGGAACCTCCCCCTCGAACACCGCCGCGATCTTATCCCCCTCCACCAACACCGAGCCGATAAAAGAACGGCCCTCGTTGATGATTCTCGGATTTTGGATTAATATTTTATTCATCTTTCTTATTCTATTATAAATTGTCAAACTCTGTTTTCATTAGGCATGGCTCGCATGTTTCCTCGGATACTTCCTGAAGAAACTCCACCATTTCAATTGAAGGACGCCGAATAAAGCCTCCCCGAATATCGAAGAGTTCATCTTGGAGACACCCAAGGCACGGTTGATAAAGATGATCGGCACCTCCACGAGCTTGAAGCCGCACTTATAAGCCGTAAACTTCATCTCCACCTGAAAGGCGTATCCCTTGAAATGGACACGGTCCAGATCGATCGTCTCCAGCACCTCACGGCGGTAACATTTAAAGCCCGCCGTCGTATCCTGTATCTTCATACCCGTGACGATACGGACATACACCGAGGCGAAATAAGACATCAACACACGGCCCAACGGCCAGTTCACCACATTCACCCCGTTGCAATACCTCGATCCGATGGCTACGTCGGCACCCTGCCCGGTACAAGCGGCGTATAGCTTCGGCAGGTCATTGGGATTATGACTGAAATCGGCGTCCATCTCGAAAATAAAATCATATTTATGCTCGATAGCCCATTTAAAACCCCGGATATAAGCGGTACCCAATCCCAGCTTCCCCTTACGCTCCACGATAAAAAGACGCTCCGGGAACTCCTTCTGCAAGCCCTTCACGATAGCCGCCGTCCCATCCGGAGAGCCATCATCGATCACCAAGATATGAAACACTTTCTCCAGCCCGAACACGGCACGAATGATATTCTCAATATTCTCCTTCTCGTTGTATGTAGGAATAATGACGATACTGTCTGACATATACTTTAATCAATTAATTTTTAGCTCATTATATATACGACTGTAAACCATTTGTAAATAACTCTCCAAAGTTACATATTTTTTCTGTGTAAATCTATCATCCAGTTAGCCCATTCGTCTGTTCCATGATAAGCAAATGTATTTTGGCTTTTCACCCAACTTCTCCGATTTCCCCCTAAATGCCTAATACTCAAATTAAGCTGCTTTATTCTTCCACTTTTATTCGATTATTCCAGCGTTTTTTTATAATTCTGGAAGATTTTTATAACCACTTTATTAGCAAGCAGTTCTGAGGATAA